TTTATTTCTTCTGCAACATTTGGAGATATGGATTGGGCAACAGAAGATCCATTACAAATTGAATTGACTCTAAAATATGATTATGCAGTGTTACAATTCTAATTGATATTTCAAAAGCATTAAAGAATCCTACCTTACGGTGGGATTTTTTACTGTTAAGGCATATTTATATAAAAGTAATAAGTTATTAGGAGAGACTATATGGCACAAAAAGTTAACGACGATTATCCAGGTAAAGCACCAGCAATGTCTGATAAACAATTAAAAGATTTAGCAACTGCACAATATAATTCAAAAGCGGTTGATGAACCACAGGTATTTGATTTTCCAACGGAAATTATCCAATTGCCAAGTAAAGGAAAATTATATCCAGAAGGACATCCTTTATCTAAAGGTACTATTGAAATGAAATATATGACTGCAAAGGAAGAAGATATTCTTACCAATCAATCATTTATTAATAATGGCGTAGTGTTAGATAAGTTGTTCAAGGCCTTAATAGTTACTCCAGTTGAATATAATGACCTCTTATTATGTGATAAGAACGCTATTATGATTGCAGCAAGGATATTAGGATATGGTAAAGATTATCCTATTAAAGCAGTTAATCCAACAACAGGAGAAGAAGTAGAACATGTAGTTGATTTAACTCAATTATCAGAAAAAGAAATTGATTGGTCTTTATTGGATAAAGGTACAAATGAATTTACTTTGAATCTGCCTGCTGCAAAGATTCCAATCAAATTGAAACTATTAACTCAGAGAGATCAAACAAAAATGGATGCAGAGTTAAAAGGTTTAGCAAAATTGAAAAAGAATGCAGCTGTTTCTACAATGATGAAATATGTTATTACAGATGTAGATGGAGAAACAGATAATGCAAAAATTAGAAAATTTGTTGATACAAGATTGTTAGCAATCGATTCTAGAGCAATTCGTAAATTTCTAATATCAATAACACCTGAAACTAGCTTGGAAGTACAAGTGCCGGATGGAGACTCCGGTGATAGCTTTCGCGCAACGGTTAGCATCGGATTGGACTTTTTTTGGCCTGACTCCGGCTTATAAACTAAGCAAACAAGAACAAATATTTGACCTTGTCTATCATAGTCAAGGAGGATTCACTTATCAGGATGTATATAATATGCCTACATATCTGCGTACATTCTATCTAAGAAAAATGTCTAAAATGTTTAAAGATCAACAAAAAGAACATGAAAAGGCAATGAAAAAGGCTCAATCACGATCTAAATCTTCTAGGCCTGCAAGAGGTAGATAATTCATATAAAACATGGTCGTATTGATATTTATTAAAAAGGAATACCGATATGGCAGATAACAATATAGAAAAACAACTTCTTGAAGAAATCAATGCAATAGATGAAGGATTGGCTTTAGGAATTCTTAAATGGATAATGAAGCCTAAAGTAAAAAGAGCTTTGACAAAATTATCAAAAGATCCAGAAATGAAAGCAGCAGTAGATTCACATCGATATCATGCTGAACGATTAAAAAAGTTAGTTAAAAAGATGGGCGACTCAGCCGACCCTAAACTTCGTAAATTAGCTAAAAGCTTATAAAAATAAAGTACTATGTCACAAAAAGCTTCAGCAAAAGACGTAAAGATGTTAAATCAATTAGCAGATGCTCAGCAAAAGCTAAATGAGTATACTGGCAATATGGCTGATACTTATATGAAGATAGCGCAGTCTCAAAAGTCTATTACAACTGCAGCAGATCAAAGTAAGAAATTAGCACAAGATGAGGCTAAAATTTTAGCTGAAATAGCTACAATGCGTGATGCAGAAGGAAAATTTATAAAAGGATTAAAGAAAGATAAATTATTTGCTTTAGAAATAGATAAAACAATCTTAGCCATGGCTAAGGCTAGAAATACAACAATCCAAAAAACTAAAAAATCATTTGCATTATTAAATGATCAAGCAAAAGGTTTAGTAGATAGCGCAACAGAATTTATAGGAAAGTTTCCAGGCGGCAGTCATCTATCAAAACTAATAGGACTTGATAGATTAGCTGGTGAAATGGAAGATGGATTAAATAAAGCAGCTGATGCATATTTAACTACTTTTTTAGACACAGGAAGTGCCACTAAAGGAATAACAGCAGCTTCTAAACAATTAAATATGGTACTATTAAAGAATCCGATGATGTTAATAGCAGCCGCAGCAATAGGATTAATAGCAGCTTTTAAATCAATATCAAAAGAAGCACAAAAAGTATCTGCAGATACAGGATTAACATATACACAATCAAAATTATTAGTTAAAGAAGCAAACAAACAAGTAGCGGCATTCGGCAATCAATTATCAACACAATCAGATATAATAGCTGTACAGAAAGAACAAATTGCACAATTAGGTGTTATAGGAAAGTTGTCCGGCGAACAAGCAGGTGCTGTATCAGATATAGGTAAAGCATTTGGATATGGAGCAGCACAGGCAGGTAAAGTAAATGCTGCCTTTATGACCATGGGAGCATCAGCTGATCAAGCTGCTAATGCACAAAGAGATTTAGCAGCAGAGGCATTGAAAGCCGGTGTTAATGTTGCAACCATAACAAAGGATATTGCAGATAATGCTGCATCAACAGCTAAATTCTTTGGAGGAAATGTTAAGGCATTGAAAAAGGCAGCACTTGAGGCTGCTAAAATGGGTGTTAGTTTAAAAACAATGGTTAGTGTGTCTGAGGGATTATTGAAATTTGAAGATTCTATATCAAATCAATTTGAATTTCAAGCATTAACTGGTAAACAAATCAATTTAGATAAAGCTCGTCAGTTGGCATTGGAAGGAGATATAGCAGGAGCAACCAAGTTAGTATTAGATCAGGCCGGTTCTATTTCTGAATTCAATGAAATGAATTACCTACAAAGACAAGCATTAGCCAAAGCAACAGGTATGGAAGTTGATGAATTGCAAAAATCATTAATAATAAAAGACAGGTTAGGTGACTTGACTGCAGATGAATTAGCTTCTATGAATGCATTAGGATTGAGTGCAGCAGAAATGGAAAATATGTCTGCAAAAGATCTACAAAATAAATTGGCACAACAACAATCATCAGAAAAGACAGCAGCAGCATTTGCAGCTATGAAAGCACAATTGGTAAATGCATTAATGCCAGCCGGACAAGCGTTAATGAGTGTATTTGCAGCACTAAGTCCATTATTGAAAGTGATAGGAGTAGGATTAAAGATAGCGTTTATGCCATTAACATTGGCAGGTAAGGCAATGGAAGGTATAGTTAATTTTGCAAAAGAATTTGCAGGGATAACTACAGCGATTGGTATAGGTACTGGCCTTATTTTAGCTAACAAGAAAAAGACGTTAATATATCAAACTGCAATTAAATCTGCTTCAGCTATAGAACAAGGCATAGCCAATGCAAAACTTTTTATACAACAAGGTATAAATAAAGAAAAAATAAAAGAAAGTATATTGAGTGGAAAACAAATAGTAAAAGATATGGCTGGCGGCGCAGTAGTATTAGCAAAGGCAGTAGCACGTATATTTAGTTCATTCTCTGCTATACCATTTGGTATTGGTATTCCATTAGCAATAGCAGCTGCCGGCGGATTATTTGCAATGTTTAAGAAAGCAACATCTGTAGGTGACCTTGGTATTGATCCAAATGGAGGTCCTATAGTATCAAGCCCAACGGTAGGAGGAATATTCCAAGGTGATAAACGAGATGGATTATCAATGGGACCAGGCATGGGTACTAATCCATCGACAGGAGGAGCAGGCGTTGTTAATAATTACTATGGAGAAAGTGAGAGCAATGGAGTTACTATGCAGCAAGTAATAGATGCATTAAGTAATATTACAATCAATATGGATGGTAAGGCATTAGCAGCTGAGATAAGAGTTTCAGATTCATTTAGAAGAGGATAAAAAATGGCATTGGTAGATTTAAAATCAGATTTGAGTTTCTATACAAAAAGACCGCTAGGACCTCACAAGCCNATTGCCAATAAACGAGATACTAAGTTTAAAGGTGCAGATGANNTTCCATTTGTAGAACCAAGAGGATATGAATATAGAGGTGCAGAGGTAATATCGTTACTACCTAGATTTGCTGGAGATTCTTTTGCAATCGATGACATAACATTTTCAGACAGAGGATCTGCTAGCAGAAAGGCACAATTAGGAAATGGAACTAAATTTCCGATTGGCCCAGAAGGCCAAATTCATACATTTGATAAAGTTAGAACAGGATTTACCAATACATTGAAATATGATGAGGTGTATGGAGTAAAACATAAAAATTCAGGATTAGCAGATACATATACGGCAGAGTCTCCTATAGATGATATGTATAACAAATTCAATTTGAGAGATGATGCTACTCCAAATCCTGGATATGCAAAACAACCTTTCATATTAAGAGGCATTCAAAGAGAAGGTAGTTCTGATCCACAACGTTGGGGGTTAGGAACAACTACGGTAGGAAAGATATTTTCAACATTTGATTTGCCTAGAGCAGGTATATTGACTGCAGCTGAAAGATCTGCAATAGATGTTGCAAGAATAGGTAAGTTCCTTATATCGCCAAAAGGTATAGGATTTTTAGCTCGACAATATGGATATCAATTAATGAATCCAAATACTGAAAATGCATTAGGATTATCGGTAGGACTTCCAGCAACTCAATTATACAATCCATTATCTGCTCCAGGTCAAGCATTAGTGAATGGGATATTAGGTTCCGGTAAATTTACAAGACATTCCGGACTAGTTAATCTACCATTGGGCGGTGGCGGCAAATATGAAACAACTAAGAAAACTCAAAGATTTGCAAACACCTTATTTGGAGTTAATGCTGGTAAACAATTACAATTATATAAAGAGATTACCGAAGGTGGATTTGTATCAAAAACAATACCACATGGAGATGGCGGAGCATTTGAAGCACTTTCAGGACCAAAAGGACCAAGTTCCATATTAGGTATAGGGGCAACATTCCATAATAGGTACACTGATACTTCATTAGAAGGCCAACGAAGTTTAACTCAAGGAGGGTTGCCTAGTGTATTCAAATCAGCTTTACTTCAGTTTTCTAGAAATGAAGGAATATCAAATTATAATACTAGTTTTGGAGATAATTTCTTTAGATGGAACAATGAAACGCCATATACAGAGCCAGGACAGTTTTTACCATATGGTCCAATATCAACACCTCCCGAAGGTGGTTTAGAAGATAAGTCAATACAATCAGATTTTGAAGGTGGGGGTACTGCAACATTTGAAGGAACTGCTCCTATCAAAGATTATACCAGAATGGCGTATGGAGACATGCCAGACCGAACTTTATCTACCAAACCAGTACATGTCGATTTTAGAAAAAAAGCACAATCACAAGAAAAAATATTAGGATGGGAAACAGATAAACGATTAGATTTAATTGATGAATCATTAGATGAAAGTCTTGTTAAATTTAGAATAGGTGGTATTGCATTTAAGGCATATATAGGCACATTGAATGATGCATTTGCTCCAGGATGGAATGGTACACAAGACCAAGGAAGAGCTGATGCAAGATACTTATATGAAAGCTTTGAAAGAACAATCAATACAGATTTTATAGTTCCTATAATGTCAGGAGAACAGCGAGCAGATATGTGGAACAAACTACAAAGTTTAGCTCAAAAAACTTATCCAGTATATCCCGGAGAAAATGGATTTCATGGACAAACATGTAACTTGACAATAGGTGATATGTATAGAAATTTGCCAACAATCATAACAGATTTATCATATGATTGGGATAATGAAACGCCATGGGAAATTACAGATGGGATTCAAGCACCATTTTATACAAGCGTATCTATTTCATTTACAGTATTAGGAACTCGTCCAGAAAATACATCTAGAATATATTCAAATATATAGGAGATAAACAATGTCAATGAATAGATATCAATATACAAAAAGCGAATTAGATCGTTATCAAACAACACGTTATCCTAGTTTTCCTAAACGTCCTACAGATTTATATATCATATCACGTGATCAAGATCGTTTAGATCTGTTAGCAAATGAGTTTTATACAGATCCTCGATTATGGTGGATATTGGCAAAAGCAAATAATTTAGGCAAAGGTTCATTAGATGTGCCATTAGGAATACAAATACGAATACCTTTCCCTATATCAGACGTAAACGAAAGTCTTAGATCAGCAGAGGACAATAAATAATGAGTGATTTTTTCTATAGACAATGTTCGCCAGAATTATTTAAACACATTCAAGGCTTGGACGGAGGTCGTATTCGTAACAACGCATATATACAAATCTCATCAGAAAAAGATCCAAATGTTGTTTTACCTATAAAAGGTAAGTCAATGACTGAAACATATGACCCACAAGGAACAGGAAGACCGGCACCTCTTCTAAAAGAAATTACAATTAAACTTCAAGGTGATGCTGGATCATTGCGTAGGATCGAGGGTGGATTTATTTGTTATGATACACCGACCTTTGAAAAATATGAAGATGCATTATTAGTACCAGGACGCAAAATAAAAGTGAAATATGGATATGTAGGACCAGAAACTCCAAGCGAATCAGCTGAATTTGATTTTACTATATATGATTATTCTTTTTCTATTACAAAAGAAAATTATTTCGATTGTTCATTCAAAGGAATAGGACCAGGCGGAACATATGAAGAAAACAATATCAATACTCAAGCAGCCTTTCCAAATGAAAAGTTTATTACTAACTATGATGGAATTAATGATGCTGTTAAGGTAGGTAACTTGTTTGATTATATAGATTATGCATTACAAAAATCAGGACATCCGGCTGGTAGTTTTGATAATTTCTTAGGAGCTTTTACTAAAATTCAGACTGCTATAAAGTCACGAGGTGGAACGGTGTTTAATCCTGGCCATGGAACATCTGGGACATTAATGGACGGAACCGGAGGGTTTGCATTTTTAAAGGCCCCGGAAGAGTACAATTCACCCACAGCGATGGAAGGTGGTGTTTTTGTTGCAAAGTATCTACAATATATTACGTTAGGTGCATTGGTAAACATGATCAATAAGTTTTCAATTAATACTGAGCAAGCTAAGGAAGCAAATATTCCTACATATGAAATCATATTTGATCCAGTTTATTCTAAAATACAAACTCATTTTCCGTCCGGGTTAGTATGGAGTGCAGATCCAATCCAAATGTTATTTCCATACAAACGAGAGACTAAAGAAAACACATACGGAGATTATGCTGAATTAAGTTCAGACCGTGATCCAGATGAATACATATCAATTGATCATATTAAACGATATGAAGCATTAGGTCCAGAAACAGGCGATCCAAGACATATATTGATATCACGTGATTTGATACGAGCTATACAAAAAGGATTTAATGATAAGGCTACAAAAGAGTCTTCTAAAGAAGAATCAGAAAAGGCAGATAGTACAATTAAATTGAAAAAATTTATGGATGCTGTATTTGCAGCAATCCGTGTTAATTCAGGCGGTGCATGGGATTTTTATTTAGATCAAGATGATACAGACAAACAGATGAGAAAGGTAATCATCATAAATAAAAAATCTCCAGGAAGTGGACAACCAATTAAAGAATTAAAGTTAAACCCTGCAGGAGGCAAAAATGGTATACGAGAGTTAAAAATTGAAGCTAGCGTGCCAAAAGAATTTCAAGCAGCAGCATTTGGAGGTGCACCGGATGTAACAAATGAAGAAGAACTTACAGTCAATACTATTAAACAAGAAGAACAATCAACTGTACGTGATGCAAAAAAGGGAGCAATGAATGTTGCGGAACAAAATGATGAAGCTAGAAAGGCAATGACAGAAGGCGAATATGCAACATCAGTTATTAGTAAAGCTAAAGCAGCTCTTAATGCACTAGTCAATGAAATGTCAGCTTTTGAAAAGGCTCAAAAAGGACAATTTAAAGATGGAGCGGGCCGAGAGCAAGTGCCATTTCCATTGTCATTTTCAGCAACATTAGATGGAGTGGAAGGCTTTAAATTTGGCGATACCATATCAACAACATTTCTTCCTAGTAGATATCGAGAACCATATGGCCCGTCCGGACAAAATGGAAACATAAAAATTGTTTTTACAGTAACTGAGTATGAACATAAAATAGCTAATAACGATTGGACCACAACAGTAAAAGCGCTAATGAGAATTAGACCAGAATAATGAAGTATCAGAAAAAACCAGCATATACGCCACCAGCTAAAATTAATAGAAGTCTTTACACGGAAGGTAAGGAATATTCCGATGCAGATACCTTTGAAGAACATATAGGACTATATCATGCATATCCTAATGGAGCAGTATATACAGAAGCTGCTTATATGCCTGGAGTTAGTAGGCCATTAATACCTTATGTAGTTCAAGGGGAAGATACAAATACTATAGATGCAAACGGACAAGATACGGGAGTAGAATCTAAAAATAATAGTTTGTATTATAAAATAACTCAAACAAGATTCAATCAACATTATTTGCCACCATATTATTATCCAATGCCTAAAAATAGAGATTATGATAAAGGATATTTTACTAGATTCTTTGTGCAGAAGATTAATGACTATGCAGATTTGACAGAAGTATCTCCAGACGAATTTCAAAGAGTTAATACTGACAATCAATCTGGCATTGATGGCGGCGTGTATAAAAAGTTAGAAGTTGCATGGACTATAGATGGACCAATTGATGATGTCCGAAAGGCGAATCAAAAAGCAATTGCATATGCGATACGGACATATGATTTCAAAGGTTTAGAAACATATTTATCCGATCTAGATGAGTTTCATAAAGACTTCCATAAAATACCAGAATAATTTTGATATATGAATTTTTTTTCTTATATTGAATAACAATGATAGTTGAGAAAGAAAAAGATTTTAAAGAGTTACAGGAATTATTAGAAAAGAATAATTCATTATGGATACCAATGTATTCAGATCCTTATCGTCATTTCATGAACAATTACATTAGCTTTATTTATATATATTGTATAGATTCTGATAAACAACATATTCTTCCATTCCGTCATAAGGATTGTTTTAACATGAATATAGAACGTTTAAATGACCTTACAAGTGATAGAGATATATATGTATTAGCAAAGAAACGCTTTAGCCAATTTAGTTCTATAAAATGTTATGATGCAGATATGGTAGCATGGTGGCAGAATCATAAAATGTTGCCATTGGATGAAACAAATACTTCAGCACATGATTCTTGGAACAGGTGGTGGCACAATGAAACAAATACTCATGACTGGTTGCCTATCACAAAACATATTGAACGATGTGAAGAAATGAAAGACAAGTTCATGGAGTTTTATAGAACATTTGATAAGACAAATGCATTTGAAGAATATGAACAATTGGTGACAGATAATTTTGCATGTGTAGAAAGAAATGGGCTGCAAGTAGATTATAACAAATTTGTAGATCATTTCAAAGCAAATGGTATCGATAAGAATAGAGCATTTACAGAATACAACATATGGACAACAACTGGTAGGCCATCAAATAAATTTGGTGGAGTAAATTATGCTGCATTGCCTAAGGAAACTGGATGTAGAGAATCATTTGTTTCTAGATGGGAGAAAGGCATGTTGTTGGAAATGGACTTTGATGCATATCATCCTAGACTAATTGCAGATATAATAGGGTATGATTTGCCAGATGGAAGCGTACATGAATACTTTGCTAAACAATACTTTGGTAAAGATACTATCTCACAAGAAGAATATGATCAAAGTAAAAAAATTACATTCAGATTGTTATATGGTGGTATTGATAAAGACTTTGAAAAGGTTCCTTTCTTTGGCAAGACCAAATCTTTCATAAACAATTTATGGAGCAACTTCAAAGAAAATGGATTTGTAGTAACTCCTAGGATGAAACGTCCTTTATATAAAAATTGTTTACATGATATGAATCCTAACAAATTGTTCAATTATTTATTACAAGCATCTGAAACAGAATATAATTTACATGTACTAAATGATGTGAATGATTTGTTAAGTGAGTATAATACAAATATCATCCTTTACACTTATGATTCGTTATTGTTTGATTATGATATGAAGGACGGTAAAGAACTATTGATTAAGTTGAAAGATGTTATGAGCCAATCAGGTCGCTTCCCGGTTAAAACAAAGGCCGGCGTTAATTATCATGCCATGACCGATATGACTTCGCGTCTATCCTGATATTTATTAAAAAGGTTTGTCAATGGATAAAGAATCGATTATAAAAGAGTGGTTTTACAGACTACCAAAGGGTTATGCAAATGCTCCATATTCAAAAGACGAGATGGACATTTTACATGAAGTACTGGAAGAAAATGGACTAAATGGAAGTTTCTTTGTAAATGAAGTAGATCAATTAGATCAAGCATTTCATGATGCAGAAACAGTTGATGATTCAGAAAAAGAACATACAGTTAATATAAGAGAGGCACTAGTTACTATTGGTGATAAAAGGTATCAATTAAATAAGTCAGAGATTGAAAAAATTACAGGATATCTAGAAAAGGATATGAAGAAGAAAGATTTTTCTCCAATGGCTCGTCAAACAAAAACAGCATCCGGAAAAAGTTTATTACCTAAAGCTAAACGTATGATAGGTAAATTTGCATCTGAAGATCATTGGCAACAGTGGTTAGATACGGTAGAAGGAATTATTCCGGATAAAAAATTACAAAAATTGTACTTTACATTATACGATATTACGTCTGCAACATATACAGCAAAATATATAGATGAAGTTCTAGACGAATTATATAGTGCAGATCCAAAGGCATTAGCAAAACATTTATTTAGTCTAAGTAAAGTTCCATCAGGAGCCGGCGAAACTGGAATAGATGTACCTTCAGATTTTTATGGATTAGCAGATATAGGAACAGCAAGAGGAGGCTCAAAAGGTACTGAAATGGGTAGAGGAGAATATCTGATACCATTATTATTTGATCGTGGAGAATTAGGCGGTGCTAATGCAACACATGATGTTACCATTAATGGAGATGGCTGGCATGTCAAAGAACTAAAGAATAGAAATACATATATCAGATTAGGTAAAAATACTTTTGCAGATTCTAAATTAGCAAGTACATTAGGACCAGTCTTGGGAGGTAAAGCTAAAACAGAATTTGCATTATCAACGGTATTTTCTGATGGGGTAGTTAAAGATGGTGTTATAGAAGCATTAAATAATGAATATGGCAACGTTGAAAATGATTATGATGCATTAACGACAATTCAAGACCAATTAGATTTTGAAATGAGAAGAGATGGAATTGCAGATGGAAATGGTCAAGGAGTAATATTTTATGTTGCCTCAGACCAGAAGATGTGGTTTGTGCCAACTGAAGATTGTATATGCGGAGGTGGAACTCAAGGAGCTCATACAGTAGGTATGTCTCATTCAGGAAGACCGGTAGGTAAATTTGCAGCTGAAGCAAATAAAATAGGATAGGGAGAATAAGTGAGAACACAACTATTATGCACATTTGCACATAGAAGCGATCTAGATCTGATTGTAGACTATGTTAAGAAATCATATACTATATCAGAGAAAAGAATGTTTGTGTTTTCTGATGCCGACAATAGACAAGATTTATATGTAACATATAATGTACAGCCAGATGATTACGGCAAGACACCTAATACAATTATGATACATAGAAAGAAAGAAACAAATACATTGTATACAGTTAATGCATTGAATGTTATCATATTGAAAGCTAATAATGGTATATTGGACAAGAAATTTATTATCAATTGGCCAAATTATGAAAACTCATTGTTGCTAACTGATGGTGATGAGTTGAGGCATATACATTTAGATTTACACAAAAGAATTGACATATAATTAGGATATTAAAAATATTTTCTTTATATTTATAATAAGATTGAATAGAAATTAACAATTAACAAATAAAAACTTTTTTGCAACTTTTTTCGATAATCATTAGGATAAATGAATAAAAGTTGTTATATTATTAATTAATTATTAACCATTAAAAATTAGAGGAAAAAAATGGCAATTGACTTAAACGCGATTAAGGCTAAACTTAATCAATTACAAACGACCGGCACCCGCCGAAACAATTTATGGAGACCTGAACCAGGTAAACAAATTGTAAGAATTGTGCCTTATCAGCACGACAGAAGTAATCCTTTCAGAGAACTTTATTTTCATTAT